AGAATTAGGGGTTTGTTCAGACCAAGCAAATACAAAACCTAGGCTACTATGCCCTCTAATGTATCTAACATCTTTAGGAATAAAACTAGGTACTTGTACTGTTAAGTTTTCAGCTTTAGTAATATCAATACCTTCACCTAATCTATATCCAAAGAATTGTGTATATCCTCCAGACTCAGAAGCAAAGTAAACAACATTACCGATAGCTTTAGGAGCAGACTTACTAGTATAATTATATCTAGAAGCTACCTCTATAACTGCTGTCTCTGGTGTTAGAGAACCTCCAGTACTATTGAGTGTAAACTGAGCATCATCACTAAATAGGATAAGTGTCTCAGCTGTACTAACTGCTGCTCTTAGGATAGTAACATCTGTAGTAGCAATAGCTAAATCAATAGGGTCTGTGTCTGGTATAGTTCTAATACTTGTAGCCCAGAAATTTCCATATTCAGATAGTCCTGATAATACAACACTATCATTAGCTATAAAGCCTAATCTATTCTTATGAAAGAACATAGACTCAATAGTATTACCTATAAAGCTAGGCTCTGGATTAGTAAGAGCAGAACCAACATTTCTAGTTTCCCATACCCAAGGTTCAAACGTAAAGTTACTTAGGGTATTTCTTTTAAAGACATGTGGCATTGTGCTATCATCAATAGTATTAGCCATACCAGGTTCCCTAGCTTCAATCCAAGTAGTACCAGTATATTGTAACCAGTAGTTATCCTCAGACTCATCTGTACCACCTGTAATCTCTACAAGAGTATCCACAAGGTTATCTGGCATTCTATCTGGTAGTTTACTAGAACTTCTTACTTCTCCTTTAAAACCAAAGGAAGCCTCATTACCAAATGAATCTGACCAAGCCCAACTAGAGCCAGCAGTTCTATTAAGTGAGTACACATAAGGGCCTTCAGCTGTGTAACCTGCTCCTAATTGTGATGCTAGTTGTGTAGCTATTTGAGAACCTTGTAAGTAGTTAAGAGAAGCTGTCTTAGTGGCTTGTACTGTCTGAGCATTTAGTTCATAGATATCACCTTGATACTCAGGATTAGTACCTGTTACAGTAGTTACCTGAGAGGTTCTTTTAACCCAGTAAACGCCAGTTTCTTTATGAGCATCTACAACACCATCAACAGCCGCAGTCATAGCAGTTGTCTTAGTTTTATTAACTAGGAAACTAGTGTCTTGAATAGTAACCATATCAAAACTATCTCTAGGAACTGCTCCTACTGGTAGGTTTAAATAAGCATCTGTTCCTGAACTAATAGTAGCACCATCATTAGCATTCATTACTAACCAAGTACCATTACCAACCATAAATATGTATTGTTCACCATCTGTTCCTCTATCATAAGAGTATACAAAGTAGTTAGTTTCTGTTAAGCCAGCATCTAGGTCACTTACACCTACAAGTGGATTTCTTCTTAAGATACCTCTTGATACTGAAGGTATACAATTAGTCATATCATCTACTTGGCTCTCAAATCTTGCCTCTGAGAACTGTTGACTGACACCTTGAGCTAGACTATCTAATGTATGGTTAACTAAAGTTGAAGGCATCTTAACCTCCTAAGCCAAGTGATGAGCGAGGGTTCCATAATCTAGTAGCACCTCTACCTAACATACTAAAGTCTCTATATTGTAGGTGTTCTCTCTGCATATCAGATAAAGCATCAAGCTCATCCTGTTCTGTAAAGCCAGATAGTTCTATACTACCAACTACAGACTGTTGAAACTGTCTAGCAGACCTCAGAGCAATATAGTCAAAAGCTGATACAGGTAATTCAGAGTAGTCTACAATCCATATAGCATCTGCATATACATCATCATCAAATTTATAAGATTGTTTCTCTAAGTCATATACTCTAGCACCTTTCTTTATTACTCTACTTCTATTAGTTGTTAATCCAGCATCTAGTCTTAATAGGTTAGCTGGGGCTGTAATAAACTTATCTGAGTCTGGTACAAACTTAAATTGTAAGTCAGTATTAAAGAACCATCCTCTATTCTGTACTCTCTTCATATTCTTAACAACATAAAACTCTGCTGTTCTTGCATCTGTTCCTATAGGTAAATCCTCAATTAGAGTACCTTCTGGTAACACCACTTCACCAATTGCTAGTAAACATTGGTTAATCATCTGTATCTTTGTTTGTGTATAAAATGTAGTGTCTGTTAAAATACTCATTTGGTTCCTTTTAATAAAATTCTATAAGGCCCTCCAAGGAGAACCCTAAGAGTCTTATACTGCTGAACGTAATAGACCTGCTTCGGCTGGACGTAGAACACCCATACCTAGAGCATAGTAAGAAGTCAATAGACTACCAAGCTCTTGTGGAATGTAGTTAGCTTCAGATGTAATATCCATAGCTGTTACAACACCTACACAACCTGGTGCATAGAATAGACCTTCATCACCTGCTGCAAGACCTAGGTGGTTAGACCATAAGATTGGAGTACCAGCAATGTTTAGAACAGTACCAGTATCAATACCACCATTACCATTAGTAAAGTCACGGTTAACTGCTTTCTGAGACTGTACAATTGCTGCATAGTTAGAAGGAGTTGTTACAAAGATACGGCCTGACATAGGTACATCTTTACCATTAAACTGTGCATTCAACTCAAAGATTGATTCAACAATTGCATCACCTTTAGCTTCAGTTGTAGATGCTGATGCAATAGTAGTGTTAGTTACTGTAGTACCTGCTGCTTGGTCTGCAACACCTGCTGTACCTACTGCTGTTTTAATTAGTGCAAAGATTTCTTTATCAATCTTAGTAGCTAATGCTTCAGCTGCTTGTTTAGCTAGTTCACCACGGATGTCATACTGAGATAGTTTCAAGTCTAAGTCATCGACAAAGTGTGCAAAGTAGATACGGTCTGCAATTGTAATTACTCTTTCATCAACCTTCATAACTGATGCTACTACTGTTGCACCTGGAGTATGAGTAGTTGTTCCTGTGTCAGCATCCTGACCTGTTACAATGAACTGAGCAGACTTACCACCAGAAATCATACGATTCTTAACAGTTCCCTTTGCAATATTCATTCGGTCAAATTCTTTAATAACTTCACCTGTATATAATTTTAGACCTAGGGCACGGTTGGATGCTCCTGGTACTGCCGAGACACCATCTGTGTTAATCGGATTTGTTACTATCATTGCCATATTTAATGTTCCTTAAATAATATTATACTATACTGTATATAGTGTGTATGTAGTATCTAATATACCACTCTACGGTTTCCAACATGTTAGAGTTATCCATTGTGTTCTATCCTTAGATAGACATTAACAGGCTCATAAAGACACACTAAGGTAAAGGAGAGGAAAACCTTAATATGCCTTTATGAACCAATTAGGGAGGACTTAGCCTCCACCAATGCCAGGCATCTTAGACACCTTTAGGTACTGATTTATACCAAGCATTCATATCTGTAGCACCTAACTTGGCTTCTACTTGTGCTCGATAACTTGGGTCTTTATGATACTCTGGACTGTTAGCATCCTTAGTATATTCAGACTTTGTTGCGTACCCTTTTGGTGCAGAAGATGGAGGTGTTGTACCTTTACCATGAATTGGTTGTCCATTACCTGCTGATTGAGCTGATGCAAACTGTTGAAGTAATCCACCTACAATAGCATACTGAGCTGGCCCTTCTGAACCCTCTACTGCTGCATTGAAAGCTTCTCTTTGTGGTACTGTCCAATTCTGTCTAGCCCACTCAATAGCATCAGGAATATCCTTAGCATCGCCATAAGGTTCTAGACCTATTTTTAATGCTTTCTCATTCTTGTATACTTCATACTCAACTCTGTCATCTACATCCTTACGTGAAATACCTTTAGCCTCTAGAGCTACATAGTCTTCATCTGTAAGTTTGCCACCATTCTCTTCATACTTAGCTGCATATTCATCAAAGAGTTCTGGAGTGATTATACCATCAGCAGGTGGGGTCTCTTCCTCTGCCTTTTCAGGTGTTGGATTTTCTTCCTCTACTGGCGTTTCTACAGGTGGAGTCTTCATAGCTTCCATCTGTCTGATAATATCTTCTCTTGACACACCCTCATACTGTGCAAAGTCTACTGGAGTCTCTTCACTTGGTAATGCTTTAGCTGCTACTTCAGGTTCTACACCCTCTACAATAGCTGCTACTTCCTCTGGTGATAATGAACCACTTTCTGTTTGTACTACTACTTCTTCCATTTTATTCTCCTTTTACTTTATTACTTCTTAGCGGCAGGTTTAGCTGCTACTTTCTTTACTGGCTCTTCTACGGCTTCTTCAATAACTTCTGCTTCTACAGTCTTAGCTGCTTCCAATGCTTTCTGTTCAGCTGCCCATTTTTCATATTGGTCTCCAGCTGTTCCTGAATAAATAATACCCATTCTAATCCTTTATTGTTGTTGTGGTGCAGCTGGTGCCCCAGGTTGAGGCCCTT